TCAGCTTCAAATCTTAGTCCAATGTCATCTTCAATTAAAGTCATTGTACCATTTTTTGTACGAGCTAGTGGAAGTCCATCATGATTAACTAACAGTCTAACATCTGGAATTTCTGTTAGTGTTTTTCTAAATGCTCCGCGTGCAATTGTTTCTATAAATGGAAGTGGTACGCTAGGACTATCAAACCGTGCTGCATATCCTGACAAGCGTAGCTTTCCATCGTCATCTGCCCGAGTTTCAACATCTTGCACAGTATATGTGCGCCGTTCGATTTTTTTCATTTTACTCCTTGAGTCTTTGTCTTCATTCAACACTACTGCACCTCGTATGCTGCTTTAGGATCCGTAGGATCTATTGTTGAAATTGGTTGCAATTGATTTGAAGGCAAACCTGTGTGATTCATATCAGGTAGACCAACAGCTTCAATGACAGATTTTGGATCAAAACCTACTTGAATTAACTTGGCTGCAATGTCGGCACGTAGGTTTAAGCCAACATCTTTTGCGTCTGCTGCATCAATATTTTGCAGTGGAACTCTGTATTGATCTCCAGACTCACCAAGAGGTGCAAGATCTTCTACGTAGCGGACGTCGTTAAGGCTTAGAAAGCCTTCGCGTAGGCCTTTTGTGTAGGCATCATAGCGTTCTAGTGTTGTTCCACGCAGTAACGCATCAAGGTTAAACTTAATAAAACCATCTGATTCAGGAAGCAAAGGTGAGAGTGCTTGCTCAAGTCTTTCAAGCAAAGGACGTAAAGAATGCTGCACAAATGACAAGTTCTGAGCTTCAACGGATGCAAATGACATTGCGCCTGCAACAGGGTGGCCAAGCAAAGATACAGGTACACGGAATAGTCTAGCAATTTCTTCTACACCAAATCTACGTACTTCTAGAAGTTGTGCATCTGCAGCATTAAGGGTAAGTGGCTTAAATGTTGCTCCGCTGGTTAAAATGCCAAGCTTTCCGGCGCGATAAGGTCCTGTGTGAGACATATTCCAGTTGCGGGCAATGTCAGCGGCTTGTTCTTCCGTCATTTCACCTGGAGATTCAATAACTCCACCAGGATTTGCTGCATTTCCAAAATAACTTGCTGCATAAACTTCTGCAGCCATAGCTGATCCTAAAGTTATACGAGCTGCTGCAATAGGACCAAGTCCAAGTAACTGACCAGGTAATCTAAACATAGGAATGTGTAGCATTTCATTCTTTGTCAAAACCATGGTCTTTGTTGACAGTGGATCAAAAGGTTGTGCATTATCATAAAACTGATTTGTTGGATCTTGATTAGTTTGCCCAATTGTAACTATGTATTCAATCTCGCCCATTGGATCAGGACGACGTATACGGACCTGGAGTGGGTTTATGCAATAAAGCTCTTGAACGTCGCCCATATCGTCACGTACGGTTAATATGAATGCATTGCCATGAAGGTTTAATGATGAAATTACTTGCTCGTAGAATTCTAAACGAGTTGAGTCTGGATTTGGCTTGTTTATCCATGCAGGTAGTTCACCGTAAACAGATGCATAGTTAATTCTTGATCGTCCACGACGGACGTATGCTGAAAGTGGAAGAGAACTAATTGTGTCACCTAAAAGTCTTACGCAAGCATAAACAGTTGACATTCTAATTGCTGTATGAGAGTTTACATCTACTCCTGCTGGAGTTGCATAAAGAGCGCGACCAGGTAAATACGGTTCTAAGAACTGATTATTAGTTCTTTTTTCTCCTGTTTTGCGTAGTCTATTTGATAAGCTCATTTAGTAGCCTTTTCTGTCTTAAGTTGATGTTCATTGTTGTATCTTACCCAAACCATACCAACATCGGCTGTAGGTCGTAGCATTGAAACTTTCCAGCCATTTGTTTCCCAGTAGTGTGCATTTGCGGTGCGCCAACTAATGAAATTAAAGTTGGAAAGATTAAACCACTCACTTGGCTCTTGCAAGTGATGCTCTATAAACTGCGGTCCTACTTCTGTATAACCTAAACTAGCAAGATACTCTAACTGCTTTTTATGTTCGTGCATAGTGGCTAAAGTCCATTCAAAAGTCACAACACCATAAGATCTAGTCATGCCTTTCAAAACATTCCACTCAGCGCCTTCTACATCTATTTTTATTAGATCAGGATGTCCATACTTATCTGCAAGCGCATCAATAGTTACTGTACTTGCATACGTTGTTACATAAGGTTTGCCGTTGTAAGGCATTTGATCTGAAGTTAGCCAGTCTTTGTTTAAAGTACTTAAACCGTCTTCTTCTGCTTCGTAAAACTCAACTAACTTGTCATTGTTATCAGATACTGCATACCTAAGCGGTGTAACACTAGAGTTGTAGATAAAGTTCTTGACAAGTTGGCCAAAAATGCGCGAAGGTTCAATTGCAATTACTTTATAACCCTGTTTAAGACCTGCAACCACGGCATCGCCACGATTGGCGCCAATATCAAATAGAATCAAGGTTTAACTCAATTGCTTTTCTGTATTGTGGTGCTAAATCTTTGCGTTTGAGCAAGTATTGAAACAGTTCTTTTGACTCTTTAACACGGCCAATCCACCAACCACTTACAGCTTTTTCAAACTGCAGTCGGTAGTCTTCAGGATCTAAACTGAGCCCAATTGCTGCAAATGTATAGCACTCCTGCCAATTCTTTTGGCGTTCATGAAACTCTGCCAAAAGAAAGTACCCCTCTGCTTTGTGCGGCTGGTAAGCTACAGCTTGCAAAAGCGCATTTGACACGGTTGCGAGTCGGTCATTTTGGTCGTTGAAACACGCGGCAAGCCTAAGTAGAGAAAGATAGACCAAGTCTGAGTGCGATTCGTAGCCGTACTCTGCAGTGCGCAAATAAAAAGAGACTGCGCTCGCGGTTTGTCTGAGCTTCTCGTACTCTGCCGCAGCTTGGAAGTTGAGTTCTGGATTGAACGGGTCACGCGACAGGCTGACGATTAGCGATTCAATGAGCATCGAGTGCCTCGATTATCATGTCCTCAACAACAGCTCTCGGTGTGCGCAATATAAAGGCTGCGTTGTCCTGAAAGCCAAATGAAATAAGCAGGTCGCCTTCAAAAACTGCAGCTCCAGCACAAAACTCAATGTTTGCGTCTAAAAAGCTAAACGGTTGGCCAAGACCAACCAGATTAAGCTGATCGTCCCACACGCACAAGCGATGCCTGTACAGGCCATCCTTTTGCTCCAGATAGTTCTTAAACAAGTCAACTTCGTGTGTAATACTAATGTGCATATTGCCCCAGGCAATAACTTGTGATCCACCACGTTGATCTTTATTTGGCTTTAGTCCTTGCTTAACCGCAAGTTGAATGCACTTATTATTTTGTAGTTCAACAACTTCAACTGGATTGGTCCATTTAATAAACTGATTTGGTCTTTTTATAACTGGCATCCAGTTTTTTTCGCAGTACGAATCGTCTGGTCCAGGAGCTGGGATGCGCGTGCGGTTGATCTCTTTGGCGCTCCAGTTGGATTTGTCAAGTTTAATGACTGACTTTTCCATGCGACCAATGCCGTTGGTGGTTGTGTCTCTACGCACTCCAATAATAGAGTATTCGCCATTCCACTGCACTAGTCGAGCGTCCTCAAGCCCTACAAACTCCCAAATTGGAGTATGTAACTCAAGCATTTTGACTTTTGCATAATCTGTTATTTTCAGATCTGAATTTAACCTGCAAATGTAATTCTCTGTGACTAATCGCTGATCTTTTTCTGGATGCAAGTAACCTAGCGGACCCCACCGAGAAGGAAAAAGTTGTGCGTTTTCAGAATGGTAAAGCGTATAGTTAACATGGCGCAGATTAACAAGTATGTCGCCATCGGAGTCCACAAAGACCGAAGGGTTCATCAGGCCAGTGCCTGACGTGAGCCCCTCTGAAATGACGAGTGGCGCAAGCTTGCCGCCGTGTTCTACTGCTTTTTGTACTAAGTTCATTGGTCCCCCGACCTTTAATTAAAGAACGATTGTTGCCGCTTCTTCTTTTGTTAAAGATTCGCCAGCAACAAGTTTTGCGCGAGCAGATGTTTTAAGTGCCGTAATGCGTTCTTCTTCTGCTTGACGTAACACTTCGCGCTCTTTAGCGGCATTTTGCATTACTTCAAGTTCGGCAATTTCCTCATCTGTTAATTCCACAACATATTCTTCGCCTGTTGTGCAGTTGATACCTGCGCGTGTTGGTCTAGTCATTTTATCTCCTTGTTATTTTTTTATGCCGTAGAGTGAAATTGTAGAGTATTGAACAAAAGAAGCGCCTGATGTTGGCACAAACTTTAACGCATTAACTACGGCGCTTTGAGGCCAATTATTATTTAGCGACATAATACCAGCAGTAGTTGCGTTATTTTCCGTCACTCCAAAAGTCCATATATTTTTAGTTCCACTACTTGTATAGTTAAAAATATATGCCTCTGCGTTAGAAAAAGTTTTAGCGGTTGTAATACTTGAGGTTGCGCCAAAACCCACCGACATATCAGTTGAATTACTTCTTGCTTGCCCTGTTGAAGTGCCAGCGCCATACATATAACAAATTGCACCTGCTTTATCATTATTAAGATACAACACAACGCTATCCCAAGGCGCACCACTTGTATCGCTTGTGCGGCAAGACAATATGAGATATAAATCTTGGTATGTGGCAGGTATTCCGGTAAATTCCAGATTAGCCTGTGTGGCACCAGTAACGGTTTTCGTTGCTATAAATTCGTATGCACTTGCCATTTATGCTTCCTTTATCCCGTAAAGTGTATAAACAGTTCCAGCAATAAAATTTGTGGTGCCACTAAAAATCTTTATTGTATCTATAACGCCAGTATTAGATAAAGTTGTTGTTCCTGTGGTCTGAACTGAACTTGAACTAGAACTCGGATTGCCACCGTAGTTTATTGCTGACTTATTCATTGCAGTATTTTTATATTGGTTTATATGAATAATATAACCACTTTTATCTGTGGAAGTTCCTATGCCTTGACCGTTAATATAGCCAATAGTATCGGTTGTTGTTGCTTCGGCGGCGCTTGCGCTTCCGTTACTGTAATAAAGAATTGTGCTATAACCGCTTGTAACAAGTGTTCCTGCAAATCCATATTGGAACCAAACGCTTGTATTACCACTAGTTGCTGGATTAAAATTCATTGTTAAAACAAGGTCGTCATAAGTATTTGGAATTGATGAAAATTGATAGGAAGTTAAACTACTTGGAAATGTGTAAGAAGCAATAACATCATAAGTTGCAGCCATTTATTTACCCCTTAATTCCGTATAAACGAGCAACAGTTCCATCAACATAATTGCCCGTACTGTAGGTTGAAATGTCTATTTGTGTAATTGCCGCCGAGGTTGAAGGAAACCATAAACCTGTCTTGATACCCACTTCGCTTTCAGCACTTCCTATTGCCCCACCGCCTACTGATCTAACTGTTTTGTTAATGTTTGCATTTGTATAGTCAGGAATTTTAGTAACAGTCTGGTAAAAAGTATTAGCAAGCGTTCCACTTCTAGGGTTAGCGGCAATCAACATACCATTAACTCCATCTGTGCTATTAAGTGTCGAAGCAGAAAAAGCGTTTTGATAACCAGTTATATTATGATTTACCCAATAATTGCCAGCAGTTTGGTCGTTATTAAAATAAATAATCACTCCATTTTGTGATGTTCCTGCTGCCGAATAACGATTAGATAATCTAAGTTCTAAGTGTTTATAGGTTTGA